ACGGTTGGAACGGCAACCAATGGAATGAGTACACATCGTCAGAGGCTGTGGCCATTATTAATGCTGGGCAGCCTCAGATGCCGCAGGCTGGCGGTACAGCGGTTGCCCAGCCTGTGTCTCAGGTCGGTGCTACTGATCTCCGCAAGATTGCTAAGCAGTTCGGCGTCAAGGTCAGCGACCAAGTGCTTAATGGCTGGGTAAGCGACATTGTGACTAATAAAAGGAATCAGGATCAGTTCACGGAGTATGTGCGGGCTTCAGCACAAACAATGTTCCCAAGCCTGTCAGAGCGTCTTAAGACAAATACGTTTGATGAAATTGTTTCTCCGTACAAGCAAATGTATTCGGAAGTGTTGGAAACACCGGAAGACAATATTGATTTGACTAACCCGACGTTTTCCAACTTGTTTACGGCTGGCGACCCGAATAAGCCTCGCATGATGACATCAACCGAATGGGTTACGTTCTTGCGTAAGCGTCCTGAGTGGCAGAACACGCAGAACGCTTATTCCGAGTATGCCCAGGCCGCTAGTACGTTGAACAAGATTTTCGGAGGAACCCGCTGATGGCAGCGTCAGATATCCTTAAGGCATCGATTGCCAGATTTAAATTGGACCCTACGCAGCAGCAGGCTGTGTTCAATTTTTTTGATACGAAGGTGTCTGACCCGACAGTTCGTTTAGACGACAACACAGTTGCGTTTTACGTTTCGCAGGACCCTGTAATCCAAGACATCTTCGACAAACGATTCGCCGGAAACAAAGCCCTCCGAGACGCAGGGAAACCCGAATACTCCTACTCGAACTACATCCAACTCGAACAAGAACTCCAAGGAGACCTCCGAGACGCAGGATTCCCTCCCGGTTTCTACGACGACCCCGAATCCATTGCCAAATTCATCGGTGGCGAAGTGTCTCGTGCAGAACTTCGAGACCGTGCCCAGGCCGCCTATGTCGCCGTGCGTCAAGCCGAACCCGGCACCGTCGCCGAACTGAAGAATCTGTACGGTGTTAACGAAGGCGAACTCGCCGCATACTTCCTTGACCCACAGAAAGCCATGGACGCCATGGGCAAACGCATGACCGGCCAAGACCTAGTGCGTCGTGTACAGGCCGCCCAGATCGGTGCTGAAGCCCGTCAACAGGCAGGCATGGGACTGGACGCCCAGCAGGCAGAACAGTTGGCTGCGCAAGGCGTTACCCGTGAAACTGCCAGGACCGAATTCAGCCGCATCCAAGCCGAACAAGGTTTGTACGAACCACAGATGGCGGGCGAAGAAGCAGTCAGTCAAGCCGAACAAATCGGTGCCGCATTCGGCACAAACGCTCAGGCAGCACAACGCATCGCAACCCGCCGCCGTCGCCGTCAAGCAGAGTTCGAAGCAGGCGGATCATTCGCCGCAGGGCAGGCTGGTGTAGCAGGTCTCCGCACCGCTAACCGATGATCTGCGACAACTGCGAACAAAAGTTTGATCCCATAGCAACAAGATGGCGTTGTCCGCATTGCGGCAAAAAACATCATTGTTGCGACGGATAGAAAACCGTGCTACCTTAAGACACGAGGCCGAGTGCCAGAACCCACGGGAAGCCCCCGTACCCGTGGAGTACATATCGGGGTGTAACCAACCAACGCAGCCATCCAACTCCTCCGGTTGGGTGTGGGCAGAAACGGAGAGTGCCATATGTCGAACCTCGAAGACGAGTTCTACGACGACGACCAGCAGGAATCCAACCCCGTCAGGGCAAGGATGAAGCAACTGGAAAAAGAAACCCGAGACCTACGCAAGCAGGTAGCGGAAGCCCAAGCAGCCCAGAAAGAACTGGCTTTCGTGAAGGCAGGCATCGACCTAGCCTCCCCGATGGCAAAGTATTTCGTCAAAGGCTACGACGGCGAACTTGACCCAGACGCAATCCGGCAGGCCGCCGAAGAGGCACAACTGATTACACCCCAGAAACCGGTCGATGACACCGATAAGCAAAAGTGGCAGGAAACAAACAAAATTGCCACCGGAAGCGAAACGGCACCACCGCCCGCCTCTTGGGTGGACCGAATCAGGAACGCCAACAACGAGTCAGAACTCCTAGCGATTTTCGATGAGGCACGAGCACAAGGAATCGAACTCTAACCTCACAAGGAGAAACCCAAAATGGCTGACTATTACGCAGCAGAAACCGGCACTGGCAACCTTCTGGTTGACCAGACAGCCTTCGAGAAGTTGGCGTACTTCGCCCTTCGCCCCGAAATGTACTACGACCAGTTCGCTGACGTTCAGGCAACGAACGCCACGAACCCCGGCGCAACCGTCAAGTTCACCATCTTCGCTGACCTCGCAGCAGCGACGACCGAACTCGGTGAAGCCGAGGATGTGACCCCCGTTGCGATGAGCGACAGCCAGGTCACGGTCACCCTCAAGGAATACGGCAATGCAACCGTCACGACCGCCAAGTTGCGGGCATCTTCGTTCCTCCCGGTTGACCCGGTTGCGGCGAACGCTGTCGGCTTCAACGCCGGTCTGTCGATTGACACGATCTGCCGTGATGTCCTTCAGGCTGGCGACAACGTGCTGTATGCAACGGGCGGTGCAACCGACCCGACGAGCCGCACGACCGTCAACACCGATGACGTTCTGCACATCAACGATGTCCGCAAGGCCGTCGCACAGTTGCGCAAGGCAAACGTTCCGACCGTCAACGGTTCGTACATCGGATTCATCCACCCCGACGTTTCGTTCGACTTCCGTTCGAACGTGGACGCTGGCGGCTGGCGTGACTCCTACAAGTACGTCGGTGGCGAAGGTCTGTACAACGGCGAGATCGGCATGATCGACATGGTGCGCTTCATCGAGTCGCCCCGTGCGCCGCTGTTCGTGGATGCGTCGAACAACTCGTCTTCGTCCGGGACCATCGATGTCTACGGCACCCTCATCATGGGTCGTCAGGCTCTCGCTAAGGGCGTGTCCCTCGGCGGCGAGTACGGCGCACAGCCGAGCATCGTGTACGGCACGGTGACCGACCTCCTGAAGCGTTTCCGCCCGGTGGGTTGGAAGCACTTCGTCGGCTACTCGGTCTTCCGTCAGGAAGCCCTGCGCCGTATCGAGTCGGCTTCGAGCATCGGCAGCAACGCCTAACTCTTCCGACAAGGAAACACAGGCCCTCTCCGATTTGCGTCGGAGGGGGCTTTGTGTTTTACTAGCGTTGTTGCGAATGGGGAGAGAAAACCCTTTTCCACAACTGGTAGTAAGGACCCGTCATCGTTGGGGTGGCGGGTTCTTGCTATTCTTGGGCAATGGCAACGTTTCGTCCACCAACCGACCCATTTGTTTTGTTTGACGACGGCAGCGGTGAAGGCATCTTCTCGTATCTGTCGGGCTGGCCGAGAGGCCGCAATGTCTTTAAACTGACCAACGGACAGTTCATTGAAACTGACCCGGCAGACCCAAACGACATCGCTAAGATTTACCACGGCGGCCACATCCATCCACTCACCGCCCAAGAAGAAGCAGACCTAATTGCAGCAGGATACGGGGCCTACATTGAAGCATAGGGAAATCCACCCGACAGATGTTGACGGATGTTTCGGTTGCAAGATTCTTGGTGTCCGCATGGGCGCAAACACCACCACCACCAGAGGTTCTGTTGTTGGTGAAACGAACGCCCGTGAACGCCGCTGGCAGCGAGATATGCCTGCGTACAAGCGGTTACGTCAACAGGGGTTGCAGCCAAGACAGATTGACGGTGCAGCCATTTTAGAGAAACACGCCACCGAGAAGTGGCAGATTGAAGGGCTTAAGTCGGCTCCGGCTGAAGCCAGTTAATCAAACCCTCGCCCGTAGCAACTGCGAGGAATCTCCACACCTGTTCGTTCCTGAACCCACTCAAAAATGTCGTAGATAACCTGCGGGTATGCCGCCATGTGTTCGTCAATCATTTCCTTGGGTTGTAGAAAAATGCTGGCCTCTGACCCGTAGCGGACCGTGGGTCGGGGCGCAATCGCAACAGGTTTATCGAACAGATTGTTGAGCATCCCATAATGAAACCCGTAACGGGTGTCAATTTTTTGTATAGCAATAGCGGGGTCGTAGGCGGTGCGTATAAAAGTGTTGGATGAAATCAGCGTGTGCGCCGTTATCAACCTGCCAGAGTTGCCTTTCATTGCCGCTTTGCAGAACTCCCCATAGTTTTCGAACTCCGCCCCAATTGGCACCCCCATGTTGAACTTGCCGTCAGGGTGAATAATTAGCCCAGGTTTTGATTTGATGGCGTAGAGGCAGGCTTTGATTGCCCCATCGAGCAACTGTTCATCGTCGCCCATAATGGAAACATATTCTCCGTTGACAAGCGTTGGGCCGGGAATGATGTTGGCATCTCCACCAACGTTGATTCTGGTTTGTCGGCGACTCACCCAATCCGGCAGGTCGTAGTCGGGTTTGTGGTTGACCGAAACAAAAACGTCAACTTCGTCGCACAGTTGCGGTTCAATGCTTTTCAGCAATCTATTCAGAAGATGTTGTCGATTCCATGTCGGAATGTATATCGACAGGGTGGACATAACCGCTAGTCTATCCAGCATGAATTACCAGTCTTGGAATGGGGTCGGGGACATCAAGGTTGGCTACGGGTCAATGCTTGACGGTTTTATTAGCCACGCCCCGAAAGATGTCGTGTTTGACAAACACGCTTCGGTGAACGTCTATATGCAGATGCCGATTTCTGTGAAAGGCTGGTTCAAGGGCCAACACCGTGCCCTGTTTACGATGTGGGAAACCGACACGATGCCACAGTTCATGCACCCGTGGTTCAGCCAGTTCGACCAGATTCTTGTACCCTGCGAACACAATGTAGAACTATTTTCTAAATACCACCCGAATACCACTTGTGTACCACTCGGGGTTGATTTGGCATTCTGGAAATCCAAAGGCCGCAATGCGGACGGCCCGTTCAGATTCCACGCAGGAGGCTCCCTATGGTTCCGCAAAGGTCTTGACATTGTTGTCAAAGCCTTCACCGAACTCAACCTGCCCGATGCCGAACTACACATCAAAGCAGCCCCACACGCCTTCGACGTAGAAACCGTCAAACACCCCAACATCATCTTTCATCGCAACTGGATGAACAAAGAAACCCAACGAGAATGGTACGACCAGGCCGACTGTTTCGTGGCGGCAACCAGAGGCGAAGGATTCGGCCTGATGCCCCTGCAAGCAATCGCTATGGGTATTCCCACCATCGTCTCTGAATCCACAGGCCAACGGGACTTTATGCACCTTGCCCAATGGACTGTCCCCTGCGGCAAATCAAAAGCCCAAACTGTCGGCCAGTGGGACGAACCCAATCTGCAAAAGTTGAAACTAGCAATGCAAGA